GAGTCACTTTTTGGCAAAGCGTGCTCAGATTTGAACTCAGAAATTGAATCGGCTTCCAAGCTTCTTGGGTTATTGGATCAATATAGTCTACACGGTTTCTAAGGTATGTTATTTGCTTTCTAGGTAATGGGCGCTTTTCTTGCTGTACTTGCTGAAGTATTCGACCTTGCCTCTATTACCGGACTTTCTGTAGAGAGTATTCTTAGCGGAGAGGCCTTGACAACAGCTGAACTTCTTCAATCGCACATAAATAATCTTGTAGTTTATGGAGGTTTAACAGAAGCAGAAGCCTTAGCACGTGTAGAAGTAACTCCTCAAGCTTTTGCGGCTTTAACCTCACTGTTTCCTAATTTCCCACAGGCTTTGGGCGCTCTTGCTGCTACCGAATTCACTGCTACTGGGGCCTTAACTGTAGGAGCAGCCGTTTCCGCTGCCCTTTACCCTTATTATTGGGATTACAGAACTCCAGTTGCTGATCTCAATATGGCTCTTCAAATCTGGTACCCAGATCTTGACATACTGTTCCCAGGAGCCCTACCATTCGCAAGATTTGTGAACTACATTGACCCAGCCAACTGGGCCGCAGACCTTTATAGAGCTGTAGGAAGATATTTTTGGGAACGAGTTCAGGCAGCAGGGATCAACTTTATTGAACAGCAAATGGAGACTGGAAGAGAACTTGCTATGAGAAGTGTTACTTCTCTTAGTGAGACATTATCACAGTACTTTGAAAATGCTCGCTGGGCTGTTTCAGGTCTATTCAACTTCTTTGTATCATGGACTAGAAAGTTATTATTCCCAGTTAGGCCTGTCTCCAATTCAACAGAGACAATTAGCAAGAATTTAGGCCATCCACAGCCTTACAGTATTGATTTATATGATGCCCCTCAACTCAAAGGTCAGGTCTCAGCTACCTATGTAACTAAGGTTGATCCTCCTGGAGGAGCTAATCAAAGATCAGCCCCTGACTGGATGCTCCCTTTACTTTTAGGGCTCTACGGAGATCTCACTCCCAGTTGGAAAGATACTTTGGAAGAATTAGAGGCAGAGGAAGATGGCTCCCACAGTCAAAAAGCGAACGTCGCAAAACCAAGGCCTAAGCCCTCAGAAGTCCCAAAACTCAGTAGTTGTTGGAGGAATCCAAGTGCTTGATGTCAGAACTGGTCCTGATAGTATAACCCAAATTGAGGCCTTCCTCAATCCTCGCATGGGGAAGCCTGTTGATTCTGATTTCTATGGCTTTAGTGACAATATCACTGTTTCAGCTGACTACACGCAGGACATGCCCCGCATTAAAGAACTGCCATGCTATAGTATGGCCAAAATTTCCCTCCCAATGTTGAATGAGGACATGACATGTGATACAATACTTATGTGGGAAGCTATAAGTTGTAAGACAGAGGTTGTCGGGGTTTCCTCTCTAACAAATTGTCACTCTGCTGTAAAAAGGTTGTATGATAATGAAGGTGCAGGCTTTCCTGTTCAAGGTCTAAATTTCCATTTCTTCTCTGTTGGAGGTGAAGCACTTGATTTGCAATGGTTGTGGAAAAACTACAGGTGCAATTACCCTGCTGGTGTGGCTGCCCTTCAAGCAGCTCCTAAAGCTGCTCAGGTCCTTGACCCTAAATTAAAAGCTAAGCTAACCGCTGATGGAAAGTTCCCAATTGAAGCATGGAGCCCCGACCCTGCCAAAAATGAGAATACAAGATACTTTGGAACCTACACTGGTGGCCTTCAAACCCCACCTGTCCTGCAAATTACTAACACTACTACCACAATCCTTTTGAATGAAAATGGAGTGGGGCCGCTTTGTAAGGGAGATGGCTTGTACCTTGCTTCTGCTGACATTGTTGGCTTCAGAACACAGCAGAATAACAAAATGCACCTTCGTGGCTTGCCTAGATATTTCAGCATACACTTAAGAAAAGGCTGTGCAAATCCCTACCCTGTGAGCTCATTGCTGAATACCTTTTCCAGTGAGATGATGCCCCTAAATTCATGGATGCTCCAGGTTGAGGAGGTCAGGATTTATGATGGAGTGGAACGTCTACCTGGAGATCCTGACATGATCAGATACCGGATAATTTGGCCAGGAAGGTTACTGTCCCTGATATTCCCAGCAATGAGGCATAAACACTTGTATTTTTTTGTCATGCAAGCTTTTATTGTGTTGTGATGCAAGCAGTGTTAATAAACATTTACTTTATTCATTGTGCTGTGTTGGCATTTGAGTATTTCGTGCAGACAGAATACCTTCCCTCTAGACAACATTGTCTCATTTCCAAATATGTTGAAACAGAAATTTCAGAGTTAACTCTTTCTTTCCAGGCTCTAACCTTCCCTTGTATGCTTTCAGCAAAGTCATCAAGATCACAATGATAAATGAGGAGAAGCAGAAGGGTACATCCATTTTGTAGAATTCTATATCTACCAAGACATTCGGTCTTTTTCAATGATAGATATTGGTATTTAGAAAATTTAAAGACAAGTTTCTTGCAAAATCTGACTCTTAAAGTAAAGGGAATGAAATATTCATTTGAAGTAACAATTCCAGGAGGAAATATCTGGGTTTTCTTATTCAAATGTTTCTTTTCTAAGTTCACCTTTACAGCTCCATCTAAATGATCTCTAAGATTATCAAGATTATTTATTCCTTGCCCGGGCGGCAATCTTATTTTCACTTTCTCTGCCAACACTTCAACACAACCATGAATTTGACTATTCGCAACTTCCAGCTCAATTAGGTAACAATCGGATATATATATCGTACCTCCAAGATCTAGGACAGCTGCTGCTAAGGTTGTTTTACCAGTATTAACAGGACCGGTAAATAGCCAATATCTTCTCTTAGGGATGTTTGAAACCATACATTCAAGGAGTTCCAAAAGGAGGTCTTTAAATGACTGGCCTGGAAAAAGATTTTCAAACCAAACAATGCCTGCCATAAACATGCTAATTGTATAGGAGGATTGCGCACTCAATATTACTTCCAATCTTTCAAATAATTTATCAAACCTAGCGGCTAACTGTTCATTTCTTGTCATTTGTGCCATATCTACCGTCTTTGTTGCTATTACACCATCTACCGCCTGCTGGCATATAGTTTTCTGGTTTTCTACAAGCTGCAAATAAAAGGCATTTTCATGATGTTCCTTGTGGAATTTAAAGTGATTTGTAAGCATTCTATTCTCGCATTTTGAGCAGTTGGGAACTGGACTTTGGAACTCTTTATACAACCCCATTAATAGGTAAATATCATCACAATTGATTTTTAGCGCATATTCAGATATTGCTACCCAATTCACATTTTTTGCGGCATCCTCTGGGGCATCAAAGAATTCTGAATTTAACTCTTCAATACTCTCTTGCAGGACAGAATAGGGTTCTACACATAAATGACAATATAATGGATATTCCTTAATTACACCTTTAACAACTATAAAAGAAACACTACAATATGTTGCACAATAATTAAACACTGCGCTAACTCTGTGTTTAGTTCCAGTTATGATAAAAATTGGAACGTATTTCCTTCCATATTTATGGTCTACCTGATTAAATCTAGGACTTAATACTTCCTCAGATAATTTATTATAAAGCAACTCCACTTTTTCTAAGGTGGTGTAAATCAGAAAGCAAGGTAATGTCTTATTTGAAAGGATAGCACAGCTTAGGTATTCCATTAAGTCAGCAGGCATATCATTTGGAGAATCCATTTTTGCCTTTTTTTTAGGTGGGGTAGCCTGTGATCTGGCGGGGTAGGTGGGCGAGAGGATGATGGGTGCTGAGTCGTCGGGCTGTGGTTCTTGCTCATCATCCGATCTGTCAAAGGCTTCATTACAAAAGAGATCAAAATCTTTATTAAATTCTTTCCACCATTCATCCCATTCAGGGGTTCCATATGAAGGAATCTGCAAAATAAAACTTACCTTAAATATTTAAGCACAGAAAGGTGTTAAAGCAATTATCTGCATCCAACTTTGAAACGCAAAATGACATGGTTCCAGGCCAAACCAAATTATATAGCATTTGTAGCAGAGGCAATATCCCCAAACTTTTGGGAAAGGCGGATCACTTTTATGGTTATTCCATAGGCGGCAATAAAGGCATTTATTGCAATTCTCAAAATTGCAGTTTATCCAATCTGTAAGATAATCAATTTTCTCAATTAGACAAACCTTATCAGTTTCAATGAAATCCTGAGTACTCAGGCAAGGAAGGGATTCTTCAAGTCTTCTATAGAGACTGATCAATTCTTGAGACAATTCATCGCTTCCTCCCTTATCTGGATGCACAATTTTGCAGGCTCTTAGAAAAGCCTTTCTCATTAAAGGGAAATTCCCATATTGCTCCATAGGGAGTTTTAAAAGGTGCATAAGCCTTTGGCTTTCTTCTCTTGTTAACTGATGATCCATTTTTGTTTTTTTTTCAGGCAAAGGTTAAAGCCTCGGAAAGCCTCTGAAAAGCCTCTCAAAAGCCTCTCTCTTTCTGCAGTGAAGGTAGGGGCAAAGGCCTCCAGCCTCTTATACCCTTGGAAAAAAATGAGTCTGCTTAAACTGTGTTGGCTGCTGCTCAAGAATTTATTGCTATTAAGAGGAGGAAGGGCGTTATTCATAAGTGCTCCCGGGCGCCTTGCCAAGACCGGGCAGATTGCCCGGATACCGCAATGGCTGATTGCCCGGACACGGCAATGGCAGGAAGCCAAGACAATGGGGGCGGTTCAATGTATGTAAACAGGAACTCTCCAAGATCTC